AGCAGATGGTAACCAGAATGAGGGCACAGCTTATATGACACAACGCTCTAAAATTACTCAAGCCCTCGCCAACAAGATTGCTAGTACACTAACCGGCGATGCGCCCTACCTAACTAACTTGTACGGTAACTGCTACGCTAAATTAAAATTTTGGGACGAGGTTCAAGACTTTCCTAGTATATATATGACTCCTGGCATGGAGCTACGAGAGTACTTACCTAGTGATTTTACCTGGGGTATGTTATCAATTAGTTTAAAACTCTACTGCAGAAGTGAGCAGAGCCAAGAAGAACTAGAACAATTATTAAGCGATGTTGAGCTATGCATAAATGAAAATAGACAACTAGTTTATGATACCACAACCAATGCTGAAACTACAGAAATTTTGATTTTATCAATAACCACTGACGAGGGCTTATTGGCACCTTATGCTATTGGAGAGATCAACTTACAGGTGCGATATGCACTACAATAATCTTCCAGTACCCGCTACAACCTGCAGATAAATGTCTGGCAATTTGTAGACTCCACTGGAATACTACAAGGAAAGATTATGGCCTTAAATTTAGTTCGTAATAGTAGAGTTTTCTTTACTACAAACGTAAATACAACAACTGGCGTTATTAAGCCAGCAGCTGGAGAAGGTGGAGTAGCATTTAGTGCTACAAATACTTTTGAAATCCAAGTTCTAGATGGATTTACTTTTTCACAAAATGTTAATAGCGAAACAGTTACTATTAATGAAGCAGGTGTAACTCCTGTTCGCGGTCAGCGCAGCTTTAATACTAGCTTAGCTCCTGTAGATTTTGCATTTAGTACCTATATCAGACCACGGGATCAAGCTACCAAGATTACTGCTGAAGAAAGCGTCTTATGGAATGCACTACTAAGTGCAGAAGCCATTAGTACTCCTTCAAGTATTACTGGAGTTACTACTGTGGGAGTTAGTGCTGGAGGATTAGTAACTATTACTGGCACAGCAATGACTGGAACACCTGCTGTAGGTGATATTATTACACTAAGCGGCATTGCCACTACTACACCAGCAGGTTTAACTGAATATGTAAATACAGCAGGTACTGTAGTTACTAGTACAGCTACTAGCATTACTATTCAACTATTTAACTTTTCTACCACAGCAATTACAGCTACTACATTGGTAACTGCTAGCACAGTTAAGTATAGTAAATGGGCTTGGAATGAGAGTAATGCTGACTACAGTCAAGCTACGGCTGGCCACAGTGATGCAAATCAATTACAAAAATTTGGTATGTTGTTCCTAGTAGATAACGTACTATATGCTGTAGATAATTGTGCTCTTAATCAGGTAACTATTGACTTTGGTATTGATCAAATTGCTACTGCACAGTGGACTGGTCAAGCTACCGCCCTACGTCAACTAGCAACCGGCGTATCCGCAGGCACTAGTACTTTTAGTGGTGGTACAAATACAGATGTAGGCTCCAACGGTGCTTTTACATCAAAAGATAGTAATGCTCAGTTTATTACTAATAAACTAAGTACAATTAATATGCGCGCAGTTAAAGCTATTGGTTCAAGTATTAGTGCTGGTGATAGTTATAATATTCCTATTACAGGCGGCAGCATTACAATCAATAATAATATTACCTATATTACACCAGCTATTCTTGGTGTAATTAATAAACCTATTACATACTATACGGGTACTCGTGCTATTACTGGTACTTTAACAGCATACTTACGTACTGGTACTGATAAAGAAACTGGTGAACTACTTGCTGATATACTAAGTGAAGTTGCCACTGCTATTGAACCAATGTTTGCAGTAGCAATTAATATTGGCGGAGCTTCAAACACCGTTAAAGTTGTCTTAGACATGCCTGCTGTTACAATTGGCGTACCTGCTGTTAGCGTTGAACAAGTTATTTCTACAAGTATTAACTTTACAGCTCAAGGTTTTGTACCTAATGCAACTGCAGCTAATAGCGTATTTGATTTAACAAAGCCAAGTGACATAGCAATTCGTTACTACGCTTAACTATAGATGGTAGCAGTGAATATTTCACTGCTACCATAATTTTCATCCCTTAAGGTAATAAATGACTCTTTCCCTAAAATCCCTACTAGTTCCCTCAAAACAAGTTGAAGTAGAATATCCCGGAATGCCTGGATTCTTGATTCAGATTGCATTCTTATCCCGCGAAACGCTACTTAACATCAGAAAAAAATCAACAAAAACTACATTTAAAAATCGTCAACCTACTGAAGAATTTAATGAAGATCTTTTTCTACAACTATATGTAGAAAATGCAGTAAAAGGTTGGACTGGATTAAAACTTCAATACTTAGAACAACTTGCTCCTGTTGATCTGTCCGGTCAAGACCTAGAAAATGATCTAGAGTACACCGCTGAGAACGCACTATTTCTAATGAAAAATTCTAGTAATTTTGATGCGTTTATTACAGAACAGGTGAGCGATTTGGGAAACTTTTCCAAGAGCAAATAGCTCAAACAGAACGTGATATAAAAAATTATATTCAAAATAGTGCTCTTGGTATGGATAAGTGGCAGTATTTTGAAATGTGCGAACAATTAGGCACAGAACCTAATCCGGACGATATTCCTATAGACTTTGAAGATTTTACTTGGGAAGTTCAAGAAGCTTTTCAAATATATAATTTATTAAAAGATGAATGGGATGGTTTTAACGGTTTATACTTAGGTAAAAGCTTAATAGGTATTACAGAAATATTTGATATTTCTGCTGTAGATACTGAGCAAAGACATACTATGATTCTATTAATTAAATTAATTGATAGAGTTCGTGTTGAAGAACTAAATCGCAAACAAGAAAAACCCGCTAAGTAAAAACTTTTGCGGGTTTTTTTACATCCTAAAATTTTTGGGTTGACATAACAATGGTTTTATGTTACAATGGGTGTACTAAATCTTAAAGTCTTGGAGCTACCATGGCTGGTAATACAATTAATTTTGAATTAAAATTAAACTCTAATATAAAACAAAAAACTCAAGAAGCTAGAGAGCTTAACAGAGAAGTTTCGGCTGCTGCACGTGCAGCACAAGTTGTTGATTATGGTCGTGCTCGCGGAAGTATGGGTGCTACCGGAGCTAGTGCTCGTGACTTTGCTAATCAAGCACAGGGACTAGGCGGACTAGTTCAACTATATGCTACTTATGCAGCTAATGTGTTTGCACTAGGTGCAGCATTTCGTGCGCTTAGCGATGCTATGAATATTAATAACATGATTGAGGGTTTAAATCAATTAGGTGCACAAGGTGGTAATGCCCTAGGTAGTCTAGCTAAACAATTTGTAGCTACTTCAGGTGGTGCACTTAGCATGCGTGAAGGCATTGAAGCAGTATCTAAAGCTAGTAGCGCGGGCCTAAGTAATAAACAAATATTAGAAGTTAGTGCATCAGCTACAAAAGCTTCACAAGTTCTTGGTTTAGCACTTCCTGATGCTGTTAATCGTTTAACACGTGGTATTGTTAAGCTAGAGCCTGAACTATTAGACGAATTAGGTTTATTTACAAAAATTGGTCCTGCTGTAGAAGAGTATGCTCGTAAACTAGGCCGCACTGAAAGTTCGCTTAGTGATTTTGAGCGCCGTCAAGCTTTTGCAATAGCTGTACTAAAAGAAGCCCAAGATAAATTTGGAAAAATAAATATACCTACTAACCCATACGATAAATTGTTAGCCACACTAAAAGATATTAGTGTAGTTGGTTTACAACTAATTAATACTGTACTAGGGCCGCTAGTAAAATTTTTAAGTGAAAGCCCAACAGCACTAGTAGTTCTTCTAGGGCTACTAGGAAAAAACTTACTAGGTAGAGTTGTACCTATTATTGGACAGTATAACAAAGCACTAGAAACTAGTGCAAATAAAGCTGTAGAAAATTATACTAAAATTTCTGATATTGCTAACGCTAATGAAAAGAAACGAATAGCTGGAATTGCTAGTAGAGCAGTTTTTGAAAAAGAAAAAATAGAAGATATTAAAAATAAAGAATTAGAGGCACTGGAAAACGTTTCTAGAAAACGATTAGATCGTCGCACTAGAGAAATCCTAGACAGATCAAAAACTGAAGGTATTGCAGCTGTAACTGCTAAAGATATTGCTTACTTAGAAAGTAAAAAACCTGCAATATACGGAGATGTTGCTAAAAAACTAGTACAATTAAAAGGTTTAAATCAAGAAATTTTAGATATAGAAAAAAAGTCTGTTGAGCTACAACAAAAGAAACCAGGACTACTTACTGCAGCTGGTGTAGCTACTGCACGTGCTGAAACAGCTAGACGTACTGCTGAGGGTAGACTAACTGTACAAGAAGTCAGTAAAACTGCACAAGAAGTAGGACTAGGTGCAGCAACTAAAAAAGCTATAACTGATATTAGTGACAAACGTCTTGGCGTAGTTGCTGGTACATTAACTGCAATAGGTTCAGCCGGTGTAATTGCTGCAGAAGGAGTTAGCAGACTAGGAGCAGTATTTAGTAGATTTTTAGGTTGGATTGGTTTACTAGTTAGCGCATATCAGTTATTAGATATGGCACTTAGTACTAATGATAAAGAAGTTGCTGCCCTTAATGAAAGTTTAACTAATTTAGAAGAAACTACTAAAACTGCTGCAGCTACTGCTAAATTATTTAAAAATGAATTAAGTGTTCAGAGTATTGTAGCTAAAGCAAATGCATTAGATGGTTTAAGTACTAGTATAAGTAAAGTAGTTAAAGATTTAGAAGCAGCAGATGATGCTGCTAGTCTTTGGAATAAAACTATTGATAGTATTCTTGTAATAGCTGGTCAAGACTTAAAAACTAAATTTGTTCAAAAGTTTGCCCCCGCTATTGCAGAAAGTTTAGGAACAATTTCGGATCCAGAACTTAAGGAAAGAGCAGAAAAAGGCTTTAAAGAATTACTTAATATAGACCCTAAAGCTGTACTTAATGTTAAAGTTGTTGCAGAAGCACTAAGAGAGTTAGCCCCTAAAGATTTACGAAAATCTGCTAAGGATATTGAACTTGCAATAGGAGCTATAAACGAAGCTAGTAAAAAAGCAGCACAACCACTACAAACATTAAAAGAAGAATTACAAACACTGGATAAAAGTTTCCAAGAATTAACAAATACTTTTATAGCTCAGGATCCGTTCACACGCTATGCATTAAATTTAAACAAAGTTGCTAATACAATGCTTAATGCATTTGAAAATGCTACTAATCAAGCAGCACTACTTAGTGATATAGCTAAAGATCCATCAATATTACGCTCATTACCTGTGGCAACACAAGAAGCAGCTAAACAAACTCTTAAACAACTACAAGAATTACAAGACGCTATTAAAACTGGTGAAGATCTCCAGCGAACTGGTCGCTTAGCCAGACTAAGTGCACCAAAATCAGATTTTATAACAGGCCAAGAGTTAGAAGCAGAATATCAAGGTTCAAAAATTATTCAAGCTGCTAAAGAACAAATGCGTGAAGTTAGAGAAGCATTTAAGCAAGCTTTAATTATAGCAGCTAATCAGTCTGTAAAAGTTATTGAAGATGGAGTAACTGCTAATGCTAAACGCCTAACCGTAGACTTGCAAAAAAGTATACTTAATTATCTACCAAAAACATCAGAAATAGTAAATATTTTAGCTGATTTAGAAAAGCAGGGAATTAATATTCGTAAAGAAGAACTTGTTCGTTTACGAGAACTTGCAATAAGCACTGACAAATTACGTATTACTAATCAATTACTATTACTAGAGGAAGAAGAAACAAAGCTAGCTCCAGGATATATGGAAACAGATGTACAAAATAGACTTGCAAATATACAAAGAAGTAAAGTAGATTTACGACAACAATTACAAGCTTATACAGATCCTGAAGGTTTAGTATCACAGTCTCAAGATAGAGTAAGTCAAGGTGCCCAAAATATTCTAGGAAACACAGCAGAGTTTAGAACAGCTTTAGCTAGATTAAATAATGAAACTATTTTAGTAGAATTAAAAAGAGTAGTTGATATAAGTCAAGTACAGTTTGATAAGCAAGTAGAAGATGCAGGACGACAGGTTGAAAATTATAGAGTTCAAACCGAGGATTATTTAGATATTTTAAAAGCTTCAGGTGCTACGCCACAAGCGATTGAAGATGAAAGAGCTAGACGTCAAGCACAACAAAAACAGCTAGAAAGAAGGCAAACAGAACTAGGATTTGAGCGTGAAATTGCTAAATTTACAGAAGTTCGTAACTTTGCACAACAACAAAGTGTAGGCCTTAAAGATAAAGAGCTAGAAATATATACCAATATTATTGATAATGCTAATAAAGAAATAGAAAGACAGCGACAATTACAAAAAGAAAGATTAGCAAATCTTGCTGCAACAGACGGTATTGCTGATAGAGAGGCTCGTAGGGCTAATGAAATCAGTAAAGAATTACGAGCCCTAGATCGTGTACAAGAAATAGAAACCCAACGCGCTCAAAAAATTCAACAATCTTATGATACAGATATTCAACGAACTCAACAAGCCTTACAAGATCTAGATGTACGTAAAGACTTATTAAAGCTAACTGATCAAGAATACATAAATGAAAAAAATGTACTTGATCTTAGACTGCTTAAATTTGAAGCAGAGAAAAAAGTTTTTGAACTACAAACTACCGCAGCAGATAAACAGCGCGATTTACAAAGACAAATTGCTAGTCTAGGCGGGGGAGATGCAGAACGTCGCCAACAGCTTGAACAAGATCAAAAAACATATGAAGCTTACTATGCAGCACTAATCAAAGGCGAACTTGAGGTTTATAATGCTCGCCTAAAAAATGCACAAGCACAGCAACAACTAAGTGAGCGTCAAAAAGCCTACGACAAAATATTTGAAAATAGTTTTAATAGCTTAGCAGATGCTATGGTTAATTGGGCGGAAACTGGTAAGTGGGCAGGTAAAGACTTATTTAAAAGCTTAACTGCTGAACTACTAAAGTTTGAGCTTAGAGCGCAAACTTCACAACTATATAGTGCAGCTATTAGACCTGGACTTCTTAGCCTATTTAAACCTAGTTTTAATAATCAACCAGGAGTTCCTACAACTACACCTGATTTTGAAGGGGCAGGATTTTTTCTTAATCAAGCTAAAGGCGGAGCTTTTGATTTGGGTATTAAAACGTATGCCAAAGGCGGCATGTTTACTAACTCAATAGTAAATCAACCTACACTATTTAAATTTGCACGTGGTACAGGCCTAATGGGCGAAGCCGGGCCAGAGGCCATAATGCCCCTAAAGCGCGATAGCCAGGGTAATCTAGGTGTTCGTAGTACTGGACAAAAAACAGAAGTAGTTATTAATAACTACAGTGGTGAACGTGCTGAAGCTAAAGAAACTGTAGATAGCCGTGGTAATCGTAAAGTAGAAGTTGTTATTGGTGAAGCGGCTGCACTAGACCTTTCTACTGCGGGTAGTTCGTCTCAAAAAAGTCTGAGAAGTACTTTTGGACTAGCACCTCAATTAATTAGGAGATAATTTATGGCCTATACATATGTATGGCCAGTATCCCTACCACAGTCTCCGCAAAAAAACTTTACGGAGACTGGGGGTGCATTAATAATTCGCACTCCAATGGATAGTGGGCCGGCTAAACAACGTAGACGTGGTAAACTTCCATCAAAAATGACACTATCATTTATAATGACTAGTGCACAGGTTACTACGCTTGAAAATTTTGTTACTAATGATATACGTGGTACAGCTAGATTTGGTTTTACACATCCACGTACTGGTCAAGTAATAGAAGCTCGTATGATTCCACAAGGAGATGGTGAGCTTTATACAGCAAGCTATATAGCTCCAGGATACTATAATATTAGTACTACCTTTGAAATATTACCATGAGTAGATTAAGCGCACTAAGTCCAACAGCTTTACAGGCTATGTTTGGACAAGAAACAGATAAAGAATTAATATTACTATTAACTATATATGATCCTAGTAATCCTACACAAGTAGTTTTAAGACTATGCGACGGATTTACTCAGCGTATAAGTGAAACTGCTGATGAAGTTACATATGGAGTAATTAGTAGATCTAATAGTTACATATTCCTACCTATGGAAGTAACAATGCCAGATGAATCAGATACTAATGCTCCAAAATGCTCAATAACTTTGTACGATGTTACTAGATATGTAATGCCTGTAGCAAGAAGTATTGATGGCCAACCAAAAGTTAAATTAGAGTTAATAGTCTCATCTACCCCTGACATAGTAGAAGCAAGTTTTAGTAGTTTTTATATTACTAATTTTTCTTATACAGCAGATAGAGTTAATATTGAAATGTCAATGGTTGGATATGAACGGGAACCTTTTCCGCAGTATTCTTTTACACCAGCATATTTTCCAGGACTATTCTAATGTGGTCAAATAAATATATAGGTATACCATTTAAAACTAAAGGGCGTGACTATACCGGCGTCGATTGTTGGGGACTAGTACGTCTTGTGTATATGGAACAGTATGGTATTGAACTACCTAGTTTTGCCGATGAATATGTTCACCAAGATTCTAAAAGAATTGAAGAATTAATTAGTCAATATAAAGAAGGCTGGCAAAAGCTTGACGTTCCAGAGCCCGGATGTATAGCTTTATTTAGAAGCCTAAGCACGGCTACACACGTTGCAGTAATGATATCGTCCACAGAATTTATACATTCTCGTAGTGGATATGATGTTGCTATGGGAAGTATACAAGGTACAAGATGGGCTAGTAGATTAATTGGATTCTTTAAATATGTAGAGGCTACTAAAGCTAAACTTGAAGAGTTACCCCTAGCCCTAGAAACAAAAACAATTGTTTTTGAAATTAAAAATAATAATACACCATTAATTGAAGTTGTTAATAAACTAACAGAAAAAACAGGGTTAAAACCCAGTAGTTTTATTATTTTATTAAATGATACTATAATTGCTGAAGAATTATGGGAAAAAGTAACTGTACAACATGCAGATGTTGTTGCATATCGTCAAGTACCTGGTGACGAAGACCTTGGTAGATTAGTATTAGTACTTGCAGTAGTAATTTTTGCAGCAGAATATGCTGCAGTACAGGGTTTTTCAGCAGCTGGAAAAGCTGCTTTTCAAGTTGCAGCAGCTACCGCAGCAAGTTTTGCAGCAAATGCTATATTTCCCGTTAGACCTCCACCAGAACCAAAAGATCCTCTCAGCAGTGAGAGTCAATCAATGGTCCAAGGAGGCGCTAATAGTCCAAATCCATATGGAGCTATACCCGTAGTACTTGGAAAAGTGCGAATGACTCCGCCACTTGCTGCTCAAAATTATATTACTTATCCAGAAGAGCGCATTTCCTACTTAACAACAGCATTAGCCTGGGGATTTGGCCCACTTAGTTTTAGTAATTTTAAAATAGGTGAAACAGATATAGCAGACTATTTAATAAAAGATAGTATAACACTTAATGGATATACTGATTCAGCAGCAGATATTCTTAAATTTAATCAGCTATACTCTAGAGATGTAGACCAGCCTCAATGGAATCCAGTTACTATGGTTTGTGATGGCAGTCCTGGATTTCAAACTACTACACAAGAAACAACAACTTCTGATGGTGAATATGGCACATATGTTATTAATGTTACTGTTCCTACTAATACGCCAATAGCCTCACCCGGTATTTATTATAATCCTCCAGGTTCCACTAGTACTGCTATAGATGTTTCACTAGCTTTTCATATGCCACAAGGTATGCGTAAAGTTATTGTTAAAGGTAGTGGAGCAGGAAACTCTGAGGAGGCTCTTGTACGCATACAAACTCAGTATAAGTTTAATAACGGCCCATGGCAAGACTGGGAAACTTTTGATATTACAGGTATAAAAAAAGATGCTTATACTATTGTTAGAACTAAAACTTTTAGTACAGAAGGTTTAATACAAGTACAAGCTCGTAGATTAACAGGTGATAATACAGAGGATGACCCTACATATAGATATTATCATGATGTAGTATTATTAAATGTTACTTATACAAGTAATAGAAATCCTATAAAAATTCCACCTAATACTTACCTAGCAAGAAGTGTTTATATAGTAGAAGCATCAAACCAACTAAACGGACAATTAGAAGGTATAAATGCAATTGTGCAAAGTAAATGTAGACCTATTAGTGCTACTCCTGGCTCAGACTATACCTTAACTACAAGTAATCCTGCAGCACTATTTTTTCATGTACTTACGCACCCAGCAAATCCTCAGCGAATACTAGACAGTGAAATTAGTGAAAAAATTAATATACAACAATTACAGTATTGGTATACATATTGTGATACTTCTAGATCAATTTCTTTTTTTGACTATAATATAAATAGTACTATTGAAAGATACTATAAGTATGAGTATAATGGAGTAATTGCTGAGCAAAGAAGTATACTAGAAGTATTACGAGATATTTGTGCTGCTGGCAGAGCAAGTCCTGCAATGATAGATGGTAAATGGACAGTTGTAATAGATGAACCTAAATCAACAATTGTTCAACATTTTAGTCCTCACAATAGCTGGGGGTTTGAGGGAACTAGAGCCCTGCCTAAAGAACCAGATGGATTAAAAATAACTTTTTATGATGAAGAACAAAACTATCAACAAGTAGAAACAATAGTATATAATCTAGGAAAAAACATTAATAATGCACAACTATTTGAAACTATTAGTCTACCCGGTGTAACTAATAGAGGCTTAGTAGTTGATCATGGTAAGTGGCATTTTGCTCAGCTAAAACTACGTAGAGAATTATATACTTTAAATGCAGATATAGAATACTTAGCATGTAATCGAGGAGATCGTGTAAAGGTAACACACGATGTTCCTGCTTGGGGCCTAGGTAGTGGCAGAATAAAAGAAGTATATGTTGATACTAGTAATAATATAAATATTATTGAACTAGACGAAACTGTTCCCCTAAGTAATACAAGTCAATATACTATTCGTATAAGATCAAAAACAGGACAAAGTACTACAAGTCAGGCCGGTACTCAATTTACTTTTTCAGGGTATACTAGAACAGGTAATACAATATCAATTACGTTAGGAAACACATATGGTACTGTGCCTTTTGATGAATATAATCCAATAACTATTGAAAGTACAGATACTGGTATTAATGTTACAAATAAAATAGTAAGTATTAATAGACAAACAAAAACAATTAGTTATACAGTTACAACTACTGGTACTAATGGTTTTAATGCAGCAACAGGAACTATAAAATTAACACAATCTGACTATAAGTATTTAATACTACAATCACCTGTTACTATAGCTAGCAATTTAATTAATACTGGTGATTTATTTATGTTTGGGCAATTAAATCAAGAAAGCCAAGATTTAATTGTTTTAAGTATTGAACCTACAGCAAATAAAACTGCAAGACTTTCATTAGTAGACTATGGTGTTACCAGTAGTTATAATATATTTGAAGGTTATAAGAATTTTACTGATCCTATAGTCTTTCAAACTAATATAACTCTTCCACCAGAAAAATTACGTGATACGTTTACTAACTTACAAGTTCCTCTTGTAACTAGTATATATAGTGATGATAGAGCTGTAGAAATAGTATCGCCAGGCGTATATAAGTATAACATAAAAATTAGTTATGCAACACAAACTAATTTACCTACTAATACAAAATATATTCAATGTGAATATGCATATGGTATAGATACATCTATTAATAACACTAAGATAATAACTTCTGAATATCTTACTAATACTTTAACCATTACTGATGTAATAGCTGGCGAACAGTATAAATATAGACTACGATATGTAACTACGGATAATATAGTAGGACCTTGGACACAATGGGCCAATCATACAGTACAAGGTATTACTACTAATAAAGAAAGTGTTGCATCTGTAGCAATAGTTAGAATTGGTAAATATCTAAGAATTGCTCCAACTTTAACAATTATACCTAGTAATTTTAAATATTTTAGAATTAAAATATTTAAAGATAGTGGTACAGGAGATTTTTGGACTAATACGGATGAAAGTATTAAAACTGTAACAACTGCTGCTAGTTATATTGATTATAACATATTAGAATTTGCTTCGCCCAGAATTAGTGAGGCTGGTATTAAATATAGAATCGCTTGTAGATTAGTAGATACAGCGGGTAATGAAAGTAGTATAAGTGCGTTAAATAGTATAACACTAACTACAATAAATCCATAGGAATATAAATGTCTGCACAAATATTTCCAGCTGTAAAAGGATTACAGCTAGTTGTTGAACCACCAATTGATAGTGCTACCGGACAAGTTCGTGATGACTTATCCGGTATCAAGGTATGGTATAGTACTCAGAATAACATAGATACCACAACAGCTCCTCAACTAAAAAGTGATAGTTTAAATATTTTTATTCCTGATTTGTTATCTGGTACTTTATATTATGTAAAGTATGCACTAGTATCATACTTAGATGAGGCCCAATTTAATGATTCAGAAGTACTACAAGCCACACCCCTTAGTGGAGCAGTAGCAGTAGATTTATCAATAGGTACACAGGTATTTACTTACACTGCTCAAGGCGAAAATCCTAGTCCGGCTAATACTACAATAACTGCTACAGCTCGTAATACTAGTGGTACAGTTTACTATGAATTTATACTAGCTGGAACTACTGTACAAAATACTAACGCAAATAGTTATACATATACTCCACAAGCTAATCAAAGTAATATGCCACAACAAATTGTGGTTAAAGTAAGAGAACAAACCAATAACTCAACTGTACTAGCTCAAGATACCATAACACTAATAGGAGTTAAACCAGGTGTTAATGGTATTGACGCTGTTAGCGGATTTTTAACTAATGAGTCCGCTACAGTAAGTACACTAAGTGACGGCACTGGTGGAGTATATACTAGTGCTGGTGGTACTTTTAGAGTATATAGTGGTATTACAGATGTTACTGTCAGTGCTACTTATAGTGTAGTTACTGCCAATACTACGGGTGGTTTAAGTATTAGTATAAATACAGCAGGAGTTTATACAGTAACTGGTTTAACAGATGATAGTGGTACCGCTACACTAAGAGCTGTATACGGTACGGTTACTATAGAAAAAATATATAGTATTAGCAAAAGTAAACAAGGTATTGGTGGTACCCCAGGTATTCCAGGTACTAATACAGCTCAAGTAGTATTGTATGCTAAAAATATAGATCCTATTAATGCTCCAGCTAGTTTTAGTGGAACTTTTACCTATACCTTTAGTACAGGACAATTAACTGGTGGTACACTTAATGGTTGGAGTACTACTCCTCCTAGTATAGGTAATGGAGAGTACTTATGGGCTAGATATGCTGTAGCTGCTAGTAATAATGCTACAGATACTGTACTAACTACTGACTTTGGAGATGCTGTAGTAGATAGTATTGGCGGTATTAATGGCAATCCAGGTACTAATACAGCTCAAGTAGTATTGTATGCTAAAAATACTAGTAGCACAGCTGCTCCAGCTAGTTTTATCGGACCTTTTACCTATACCTTTAATACAGGACAATTAACTGGTGGTACACTTAATGGCTGGAGTACTACTCCTCCTAGTATAGCTAAAGGAGATTACTTATGGGCTAGATATGCTGTAGCTGCTAGTAATACTGCTACAGATACTGTACTAGATACTGATTTTGGAGGTGCTGTAGTAGATAGTATTGGCGGTATTGATGGTAATTCTGCAAAAGCAGTAGACCTAACTGTAAGTACACAGGTATTTACTTATACTGAGGAAGGAACTAGCCCTAGTCCTATTAATTCATTAATAACTGCCAGTGCTCGTAATACTACTGGTACAGTATATTATGAATTTATATTAGCCGGAACCACTGTACAAAATAATGCTGAAAATACTTATACTTATATACCTAAAGCATCACACTCTAATATGCCGGAACAAATAACGGTTAATATTAGACAGGGAACAAATGACTCAGCTATATTAGCTAGCGATGTCATAACACTAATAGGAGTTAAACCCGCTATTAATGGTACTGACGCTGTTAGCGGATTTTTAACTAATGAGTCCGCTACAGTAAGTACACTAAGTGACGGCACTGGTGGAGTATATACTAGTGCTGGTGGTACTTTTAGAGT